CTGATAGGAATGCTCTTCCGTAGCTTGATAGTGCTGATAGGATTTGTTCCTGCATTGTTACCTTTCCATCTTTGTTTAAATCTGCTTTTGCAAATTTAGCCATATTGTCATCTCCTCGTGGGCGGGTTGCCCATGAATTTTCGGTTTCCCGAATACTATAATTCTACCACTATGCTGAAATATCTACAAGTTCGCAGTTTCCATCTGAACTGCAAGCAAGCGTAGCATTGATAGATGTACCATCTTCTGTCTCGTAGAAAGATAAATCTTCCCAACGAATTTTGATAGGCATTTTAGAAACAAGTGCATTGTATTCTTCTTTTGTCACTTCTTGATATGGAGCCTGCTTGTATGAATGATCTGAATGGGGAAGGAATGAGATACCAGAAACCTCATCAAAGTTTTTATATACCCAAGCACCAACCTCCATCCATTCTTCTTCTTTTACAGAAACAGTAATTGATGGTTTGTGCTCACACCATGCACGTTGATAAACTAACCAAATATTTAAATGTTCAATTGCAGTTAAATCATTTCTAACAATTGCACCCTCTGGTGCTTTTACTGGAAATGAAAATACGTATGTGTCGTTTGGCTTCATGACATCATCTTCTACGGGGATTCCAACTTCTTTTAAAAATGTAGAAATGGGATCTCCCTTTGAACCGCGTACTGTTCTAATATAATATGGAGAATGCCAAGCATGCATTCCTGAAGACACCCCGACCAATTGAGATACTGTTCCTGATGGCTTTACACATGTAATAGCGGCAGACTCGGGAATCCCAATTTTCCCAGCCTCATCTTTATTTTTTGCTCTTGCTAATTCTCTAAGAGTCACCAAAAATGCTTCTAGTGAAACTAAATCTTCTTTGCCTGACATAAACTTGTGTCCAAATTGTCCAGTAAGAGATACTCCTAGTAGGCGTTCTTCTTCTGTATTGTCTTTCCAGATCTTGCGAAGATATTTAAAATCGGTAAGAGTAGACTGCCATGTTCCAAGGATAGTTGCAAGTTCTACTTTGCGTTGAATATCTTTCTTTGTATCATTTTCGCGTAATACGACTTCTGAAAGGTTACAAAACTGGTAAGGACGTAAAATAATTTCTGAGCACGGGTTAGTTCCATAGTGTATATCTGGATCTCTTCTTCCATACTTAGCTGCTTGGGCTTGAGCTGCGGCCACATTGTATATACCTCGTTCTCCCGATTTCGAATCATATAAAGATTTCCATTCTGCAATAAATTGTTCCATGTCTGGCTTGCGTGAGTACGCAACAGAGTTATTAGATAAAGCACGTTGTGTGTTTGCTTCCCACCAGTTACCTGACTTAGCCTGCGCCATCTCAATATCGTTAATGTTAGAAAGCGAAATCATTGCTGAGCGACGAACTCCGCCTACAACAACAACTTCACCAATCTTGCACATAATATCGTGGCATTCAATTGGCTTAAGGCTTCTTCCTGTAGCATTTTTAAACTTTGCAATTGTAAAATCAAATAAGTTAACAAGTGGTTGTGGGCCTGATGACCTTCCACCCATTGTTTTAAGTCTTGCGCCAGATGGTCTTACTTTAGAAACATCAATAGATGGAATCTGCCCAGACCACAGTAGTGCTAACAACTCTCGGTATGCTTTTGCCCAACCTTGTTTTGAATCCTCTACTGTAATCACAGTAGTTGATTTCTCTAATGATTCTGGGACGGCAGGAAGTTTATTAATATATTTATACTCAACAGAAAATCCTACACCTGTGCCGCACATAAGAATATACATTGTCTCATCAAATGAACGCGGTGAATCAACTGGAAGAAAGGCACAGTTATATCCTGCTACATTATCTCTTTCTAGTGCTGGTCCCGAAGTCATTACAGATCTCATAGATGGCATTACATTTCGTTCAAATACAAACTCTTTTAATTCCGCAACAATCTTCTCATTTGGAATATAATTATGATTTGTCTTTAAATGGTTAGTCATAAATGTAAAATATCTATCTACTGTTTCTCCCCATGTTTCTCTACGTCCTTCAGACTCTACCCATTTTGCATATCTAGATAAAGCAATAAAGTTCTCATAAGGATTTTCAATAGTTTGTGACATTTGTAATACGACCTTTTCTCCGCCTTGCGGTGCTATTTTTAAGTGAAGTTATAGTGTATCAAACTTTTATTTAATGGTCCAGGGGTTAAAAAATATTTTTAAAAATATCAATATGTGAGATAGGTTTATAGTCAACTAGCTTGACAGCGTCCAGAGTTTAATGCTATTCTTATAGTTCGTTATCTCTATAGGAGGAAATGCCAATGGAGAATATAAAACAACAGTTTAGCGATTTGGTTCGTGACTGGACAATAATAGCGGTGGCAACACTGTTTTTGTTTTCTGGAAACCCAGCAAACGCTTTACCTGTAAAACCTTTAGTGAAAACTGAAGCCCAATTAAAGCAAGAAGTTTTAGATAGTTTTAGTAAAGAAATTTACAAACATTCTGAAATGCTTACAGACGAAGGATTGTTAACACTTCTTAAGACTGTAGGATTCGAAGGAGCAGGCCTTAAGAAAGCTTGGTCCATAGCAAAGCGTGAATCTAATGGAAGACCGCTTGCATATAACGGGAATAGGAATACAGGAGACAGTTCTTATGGACTGTTTCAGATAAATATGATCGGAAATCTTGGTCCTGAAAGACTTGAGAAATTTGATCTACAGAGTAACAAAGAGTTATTCGACCCAGTAACAAACGCAGAGATAACGTATTATATGACCAAAGGCGGAAGCAATTGGTCAGCTTGGAAGGGTATGACCCCAAGAGCGAAGGAATGGCTTAAGCGATTCCCAACCAATGTTAAGGAATAGGAAGTTATGAAGATACAGTATGTATCTGAATATATTAAGCTTTCAAATGAGGGCCTTGTATCTAAATTGGAATGTCCAATGGATCAGGGCCCTCTATTTCCTAATTTAAAAAATGATGAAATTTATTTATACTGCATTAGCTGCAGTTATACAAGAACTGTCGGAATTGATTTTTACAATTCAGTTGTAGAAAAGGTTGACAATGTCAGAAAATAAACAAGAGCCTTCAAATCTAGAAGACAATATTCCTATGGTGACATATATAATGTTACATAGAATATACGACCTTTTAACTTTGATATCTAATAAAATAGCTGGGAGTGAAGATACTTCTAAAATAATAGAATACCATGAACAAGGATATCTGCTAGGACCTAGCCCTTCTTACACCCCAGGAGAAGAAGATGCCTAAAAGGCATTGACTTAATAAAGGATATAGCATATCCTTAAGATTAAGGTTGAGTTCACACTCCCTTATGTGCTTAGGCACAACAAAACCCAGTCGGATCCGCCTCTGACTGGGTTTTGTGTTACTTATTATATTTTTTTGGGATTTTCCAGTCTTTAATATTTGGAGTTACTGGATCCATATTAGTATATTTTGAAAATTTCTTAACTATAGATTTATTATTTTTATTATGTATAAATTTTGAATAACTCTGATTACATAATCCATTTAGCCGTTCTTGATTAGTTAATTGCTCTATACATAATCTTTTAGCAACGGCTTCTGGATTTTCAAATACTTGATTTCCATACATATGACACAGGGGTATTGTTGTATTTGGAAATACAAGGGAGAATCCTTCTGATAGCATTCTGGCTGTGGCAATTGGTTCCTCATCCCAAAAAACATAATCTTTATGTCTAGCAACGTGTTCTGCAAATTTTTTAGTCCCTATAGAAAAGTGAGCATTAAATTTTATAGAAGGAATAAATTTTTTAGAAGGCCTTAGATTTACTGGAATTTTAATAACTTGATGTGCGCTATGAGCGGGAACAATAGATCCGTTATAATTTTGAACATACTCGCTAACAAAAAATGAATACTTTGGAAAATTACTAATTGCAATTCTTCCTTGAAGCGGTGAATTTTTGTATTCTGGTAAATAACAGGTCATTACAGTCTTATCTTTATTTTTTGTTTCCTTAATGGACTCAAGATATAGGGAGATTATTGTTTTATCCCAATCTTTCTCAAATAGAGTATGGGAATCTAGTTGTAGTGCGTAATCTTGATCCGCATACATTGACATTGATCCTGCTCGACCAATACCTACACCAACATTTTCATCTTTTAAATCTAAAAATATTATTTTAACATTTTTGTATTCTTTTAATGAATTTTTTAAAGTATTATAGTATTCTAATTTTGAAGTGCATGTCATTCCAATATACAGATTATCTGGGTCTGCGGAGGTGGCGTAGGCATTCTTAACAGACAGCTCAGTTTCACTGTCTTCTATTGTGGGCATTGCAATAAATAGACTCATGTATCTTATTATATCTAATCTTTATAAGAAACTCAATACTCGCCAATTAGATTAAGAGTGCAAAAAAAGTGCGGCGGCGGTAGAAGAACCATTTTAAAATTTATATATTTTTATTATCCCATTTAGCATAATACAGGGGATCATTACTATATTCATATATTAGATTCATTAATAATAAACAGTCAGAATGCGATTCTAAGTACCATATGTCACATACCCCTGAACTTGCATTCAAACATGTCTCTAATCGACTCTTGAGGCCTTCTATGACCCATTCTAGCGAAGACCGTGCAATGAATTTGTCAGGTTGATAATAGTTGCGTTCTTTGTATCGACAATCTTGCAAGTATCTCGCTAGCATGTCTATTTTGTCCTTATT